TATCCCCAGCCGCTCCCCAGCCCACTATATAATCACATCGCCACGCTTGAAACACATCATCAGGCGTTACACTAGCAGCATCTTCATTGAGGTAAACTCTAGGGGGTTTAATATGTTGGACTAATTGAGTGCTAGAAGTGAAAGTAGTCCAAGAACCATCTTTTTTATACTTCACATCATAAGTACCGTTAGTGATAGGACTTTTAAATAAAATGTTTAAATCATTAAATTTATTACCATATTGTCTTAGAGTAGTTTCTAATAGAAAGATATTACAAAATTCTTCTATCCTTTGTACTGCCGCTCTTTCTAAAGAAGCGATATAAGTATCATCATCAGTAAAGGTTATTCTCAAATGAGTTTTCAAATCAGCGGTACTTACTATTTGAGTGGTATTATATGCTACTACTTCTAAATATTTCATTTTATATAGTCTTTTTAAATTCTATATTTATTTCTTAAAGTTAAAAAAAGGGAGGAAAAAGGAGCAAAAGCTCCAATTTCCAACCTTAATAGTATTAATTATGCTTCTATCAATTTATAGAAAGCAGTATCATTTTGCACGGCATCCCCATCGACTAGGCTAGTCACGACCATTCTAGGAAGTCCTGAAGCAGCGTTAGTGTAAGGATCAAATAAAATATCTAATCCTCCGAATTGAGCAATATGTACTTTAGAGAAATCTCCGAATAAAGCGTGAGCTTTAGCAGAAGTTCCTGAAGCAGCTACATTTCCTGATTGAAACGCATAATAACCATTTAATCTTCTATCTCCATTATCCCATAAAGGAGAAACAGAAGATACTTGAGCTAAAGTTTTTACAGTCTTATAAGCATCCATATCTAAAAGGTAAGCCATTCTAGCTCCTTCTCTGTTTACGCCAGCACCAAGTACATCAGTTTCTAATTCTACCCAGTCAGCAGCAGTTACAGTAGTTGGCCCAGCAGCAGCATCAGCAAAGATAGAAGCTGGAGCATTTGTAACATCTCCAGTATCTAATAAAGCATATTCTAAAGAAGCAGCTACTTGAGTAGCCATTTGTCTAGTTAAAGCACCTTCTAAAGATGGGTTTTGCATCATAGACTCAGAAGTCATATTAACTACAGAGATAAGTTTCTTTGGAGTTAAAGTAACAGCTGTCATATCTCCTGCAGAAGTTGCAGTTCCTGATCCAGCTTCTGTTACCCAAGATGAAGTTATCCCAGAAAATACAGGGAATTTAAGATCATTAATACCAGAATAAAAATTCGCTCCTGCAGATGCAAGAACTAAGTTTTTTTCTAATTGCTCTGTAAAGCTCATAGTTTCTTCTGAGTTAGAAGAAGCCGTACTCCACGCTCTTGTTAATACTGAAGAAGGAATACCAAATCCTTTAACTGGGTTTCCAGTATAACGTGATTCGCTTACTGCTTCTTCGTGCATTTCTTTGTAGATTCCATCTACTTTACCTGTATAAGCCGCTCTAATAGCACCTTGGAAAGTAAATTTTTGTAAATCCTTGTCTTTGTTAGGAGTTGCAATTTTAGCTCCTGATACGCTAGCTGCAGTTCTTAATTCTGCTTCCATTTTTTCTGCTCTTGTAATTTGAACATCTAAGGCATCTATAGAAGATAGAGTATTGTCTACCTCAATAGCCTCCCCTTCATTAAGATTACGAGATTCTCCTTCAGCAGTATTTTTAATTGCCTCTAAAGTATCTACTAATCCTGAACGAGAATCTTTTAATTCTAATGATTTTTTCATTTTTTTCTTTTTAGTAAATTAATTTTTAAGTTTAATAGTGTATTCATTTCAAACTCCTCCTCTTGTTTTTTTCTTGTATTTTCTTTATCCATAAAATTACTTCTAACTGCTAGGGCTAAATTGTCTGCAGAAGGATAGGCTGGCAAACTCACAGGAGAAACATCGTAAAGCCGATCAACTTTGTGGATGATACGAATATCATTCCCTTCCTCATTTCTCTCCCAAGAATCGCCATCCCTTCCCAGAGTAAAAGCAAAGCTACTCTGAGTTATATTGCCTAATCTCATATTCTCTTTTAAATCTCTCCCTGCAGTAGTATCAGGAATATCTAGCTCATATCTTAATCCCTTTTCATCTACTCCTAATCTTAAAGTGCCAGCCGATACTCTACCTAGTAAATAATTAGGATCGTGATTAAAATAAGCCCTTACATCATTGTCTAAGACATCATCAAAAGCTCCTGGCTCTATTCTTTCTCTAAAGCCTCCTAAGTCCTCAGATAAAGAATTAAAGACTGCAGCGTGGCCTATTACTACATCTCTCCCTTCTTTATTATCTAATCGGCTTTCTATAGTAAAGTATCTAGTTTCTGAGGTATGTTTTTTATCCCATACATCTACTTTGTCTTTACTTCTGCTAGCATACTCTAAAGCTGGATCTTCTTCTATTTCTTCTTCTTCTTCCTCATCTATTTCCTCTAGGATTTCATCTTGAGGAGTTTCCTCCAAATCATCAGGGCCTCTTAAAGCTTCTTCCTCCTGCTCACTTTCCAGCGATTCGGTTTCATTTTCTTCCATATCTTCTTGAGTGTCGGCTTCAAGAGATGCATCAGTATTTTTGTCAAAAACGATTGTAATGGTTTCTTCATCTTCTGTAAATGATATTATATTTCTTTGTTTTACATCCATAATTTTTTCTTTTTGTTCTAATTGAGATTCGCATATTGCGTATCTTTGCTTTTCATCATATTCTGCCAACATCGTAGGATCTACCATACATCTATCTAAAAACTCTTTTTCAGATTCATTATTATTTGGCTTAGGAATCGGCATCAGTATTACTATTTCCTAAAGTTCCTCCTTTAATTATATCTTTAAGGGTAGCCATATTCAATTGCATAAAGTGATTCTCCCCTCCTTCAATTGTTGGCAGCTCCTCATATTGTCTTATCTCATCAATACTTATTGCTCCAATGTTTAACATTGTTCTATAGTATTCCGCTCTATCTTTTGGAGTTCCTCTTAATAAAGCATTTACTGCAAATTTAGTATGTACTTTTCCTATTTCGCTAGATCTAAATAATTTGCAATTCATTTCTGATTCCATCATAACTATGTAAGGCATCAAAGAATATTGAACGAACTCTCTGCTTTGTTCTGAAATATTATTAAAGCTAGACTTTGTTAAATCTCTAAGTAAGTGAGGAGGTAGATTAAACAGTCGCGCTACTTCAGTTATTGAAAACTCTCTTGATTTCAGAAACTGGCTAGCCTCATTTGATAAGCTAATCTGTTGAAACTTAAGGCCTTCCTCTAGCACCATTGTTTTATTAGCATCATTTATGGCAGTATAGTTTTCATTGAAAGAGGTTCTTAATCTTGTAATCGCCTCATCGGATAAGTGCCTATCAGTAGATAATACTCCTGATACTTTTGCGCCATTGCTGAAAAAAGAATTTCCATATCTCTCTAGAGCTAACCCATATCCTATTGCTTGCGCTCCTACATCTACTGGGGACATTCCTATAAGCCCATCCTTGCTCATCACTTTAAAATGCAAAATATCATATGAATCTACAATACCTCCTCCATCTAATTCATAATAAATAGCTCCCTCATTTTCTACTAATCTAACTTTTTTCACATCTAAAGGCAGTAATTCTACTGGGACTCCTCCTCTCCCTCTATTTATAAAGACAAAAGAATTTCCTCTAGTTAATAGATCTATCATACACTTTTGAATGAAAGTGTAAGTAGTCATATTTATGTTAGGCTTGCGATGTAATAGGTTGAAAATCTTATGGTTATAAGCTTGGTTTTTATTTCCGAGCTTATCTGATTCATAAACTGACAAAGGAAGTTGGGCTACTGATTCTGATAAAATTCTTATGGCCGCCCATACTGCAGTAAAATTAAAAGCCGACTCATCAGTAACTACTACTCCTGCAGTATTACTTCTAAAGTTTTGGCTCATTGCCTCGTAAAATCCATCTCTTTTTTCTGTTCTTGTAAAAATTGCTCGTAGTCTATCTAGTAACCCCATATGAATTGCGCATAATTATTGAAGCTCAATGATACGAAATTCTATAGTTTCTGCCTTGAAGCATTGTTTCTATTTTTTCTGTTTTTAGTAACTCTAAAGCTATCATAAGAGGCGTATCTTCTTTTCCCAAAATTTTCCTCATATTCTTTTTCAGTTAGCTCATAGGCATCTTCATAATTTTTTACTGATTTACAATTCTGATGAAATCTTTTTTCAAATCCTGCAGGACTTAAAAGAGCTAATATTTCTATTCCTATTTTCATATTTAAAAGCTTAAAATTCCTCTATCATCGTAAACAGAATCGCCATCAGTTTCATCAGTCATCATCTCTCCTAGAGCCATAACTAACGCCACCATTCCATCCACTTTCTCAGAGGAGCGTTGTTTATTTATTTTTATATTTCCTGCAGGATCAGTTTGTATGCTTACATTCTCACATTGCCATCTCAGGACTGGGTTGTTTAAATGATTAATTTCTTTTTTAAGTACAAGCTTTTCCAGTTCTTTTGTAGGAGCGGACATACTCCGATAGCCCTGTCCGAATTGACTCATAGGGATTCCATCTTGTTGGCTAAGTTGAATTATGAGTTGGCTGGAGTTCCATCTATCAAAAGCGATGCTTTGCAAATCATACTCATTGACTATATTATTTATATCCTGTCTGATGTATTCATAATCTTGCACATCTCCTGGAGTGGCGTGTATATATCC